GTATCAGCCCGGAGGTCAATAAAGCCTACACGGATTTCCTGCGGAATGCGAACGAGTCTTGGGGTTACCAAGTGAAGCCGAAGGGTGCCACGCCGATCATTGACGCTTTCTTTTCGAGGCTTGAGGCGAAACATCATGACCCGGACGTGTTGATTGATAGAGTTTTCGCTGGCATCTACAAAGGCGGTGCGATTTTTTGGGAGTTGGAACTCAACGAGACAGCGGACATGGCGATGGACATTGCGGTGATGGATCCGTATGTCGCGCGTTTCACCCGCATGGGTAACGACTGGCACTTGGGTCAGTGGCAGAACGGGAAATGGGTATCGTTACATGACGATCCGACGGTGATGTATGTGCCGTTCAATGCGGGCCCGAATGAACCGTTCGGCAGGTCTATGTTGGAATCGGCACCGCTGGACGTGATTCGGATGCTCGGCGTGATGCACGATTTTCGGAGGGTACTGGAGTCTCAAGGGTGGGCGCGTTCAGATTTTACGGTTGACACTGAGAAGTTAAAAGACTTCATGCCGCCGGATGTTGTCGGTGATGTTGAAAAGGAAGACGCGTTTATCCAGGATTTCCTCAACGGTATCAACCAGACGTATTCTAACTTAGCCCCCAATGAAGGATATGGCCATCTTGACATCGTAACGGTGAATACCCCAAAAGGGGGTCAGATGCAGACCTCGTTCTTCGGCTTAGTGGACGGTTTGATGCGGTTGTATGATAGGCGAGTGACACGGGGAACGGGTTCCACCCCCATTAAGCAGGGATCCAATGAGAACGTCGCGGAAAGCCATGCTACAGAACAGCGCAAGGATTATCGGATCAACGTATCGAGTATCCAGTCGACTGTGGCGGGCGTATTCTCAACGCTTTTGGGATATGTGCTGCGGGCTGAGGGACGGCAGGGGAAGGTGACTTTCTATTTTGAGAATACCCCTGATCCGCAGGATGTGAAAGCCATTGCTGAAGCCGAGGGTGTGAAGATTGAAAATCTTACGAAACTTAAGCAGTTACAAGACATGGAAGGCATTGAGGCAGACGTTTACGAGGATGCCGTGGAGAAGTACAAAGCGGAGAAAAACAAGCACTCGGCGGGAATGCGAGTTTTTGGAGGCATGGGTGTTCAGCACCGACAATTGTCTGAACTGTGATTTATAGGATTCAATGATTTACAGAGGTCTCTTGTGTTCAGGAGGCGATAGTTTAAAAAAGGAAAGCGAGACATGGCTGATATGTTGACCAAACCTATTGAGATTCACCGAGACGATTCCATAAAAGTGCTATGCATGGACGAACAGGGTGCTGGCGGTGCACATCATCTCTACCACATTTATGAAATAGATGCGGACGTAGAGACTGCGGATCCGCTCACGATTATCAAGCACCAAGAGGGGGCTATCCTTGAGCAGGGTGTCAATGGCTGCACAAATGAGGCATTGCTTGCGATTTGTGGGCATCGCATGGAGTGTTTCCAGAAGGGACCCTTCCCATCTCACTATAATGCAAATGCCAAAGCGGGCATTGACTTTGCGAGGGTTGTTTTGGAGACACGGACACGTGATCGTAAGTCCCGTGGTGTTGAAGGCAAAAACAGAGCTTAAAAAAGGTATTCCTGTTCAGCATTAGACATATCAGGAATGTCTTTAGACAGGAATTCGGCACGACGCTTGAGGGTATAATCGTGAATTTCATACCAGAACCGAGACAACGCAATGACATAGCACCATTCGGCTTTCAGGCGTTTGGGTGTGCGTTGTTTTGCGGGATGACTCTCGCCGAGGAAATTATGCGTGCCATCCTCAAGTCGTTTTTTCTGGGTACGCCGCGAAATTTCACCGCCAAGGAAGGGATGTGTGCCATCTTTAACGCGTTTACGTTGCACCTCACCGCCAAGAAAGGGGTGTGTACCATCCGCAATTTGTTTGTGGATTGGATTGTTCTCACCGAGGAGGTTATGTGTGCCGTCTTCAATTCGCTTTTGTGCAGTGCGGCGCTGAATTTCACCACTAAGCAAGTGATGTGTGCCATCCGCAACGCGTTTAGAGGATTTTTCACTGAGTTTCTGGCGTGTCTCCTCAGAGGGGATACTACCATCACCACCTTCGTTGAGATTGTAACCTCCGGGGGCAAGTGTTTTCAGTCGTCGAACCCACCAACGTTCTACGGCTTTCAGTGCCACCTCCGAAATGCCGGGGTATTGGATAATTTTAACAGAAAAGGCATCACGCCCATATTTCTGGATAGCGTTGTGAATGGCACGACACTGAGGAACGTTACCGTTCAAGTGGTTTTTTATACGACTTGGCAATTTAACGTCCTTACCAACATACTGCTTGCGGCTCGGAGAAGTAAGGACATAGATACCTGGATTTTTCATCATAAACTCCTTCAGGGGTTGTATTGCTAAAAGTGTATTGCTCCCGATGCTATTCGGTGGTGGTAGAGACCTCGCCTTGCGACGAGGATAGCATTCTCTACCAGCAATACACCAATATTATAGCAGTTTTTTAGATGTTTTGTCAAGAGAAAAAAGAGGGCGTGGAGTGGTTTAGGTTAATGATTGAAAGGAGGAAGATACGTGGAAGACATACGACTTTTACCCTGTAGGATTGGAACGCGGGACATGCATTCGGATCTGCCCGAAGAGGACGATGAGAAATATTATATTCGGATTCTGGCGAGCAATGCGGAATTGGACAAGCACCACTCCATGATGGATCCCGATACGACGCTAAAAAACTTCGAGGCAGACGCGAAATCGGAATTAGGGGTGGCGTTGAAGGATCATCATGGCGGCTATTCTCGGTCTTTCGGGTATGGGCGTTCTGTGGGTGCATACCTCACCGACAAGAACGAGTTGTTCATCGACTTTTTCATCCTCAAAAACATGGATTACAACAAGGAATCCAGTTTTCATTTCACGTCGAGTGCGCAGCTCATCCGAGCGATTAAAAACGGACTCGTGAACCAAGCGTCCATTGGGTTCTACGATGCGCGTGAAATTTGTAATATCTCTGGGAAACCGATCCGTCGGTATTCCTATTGGGATTGGGAACCCGATACGAATGAAGAGAAATCTCCCTACAAAATGGGGAAGTACTACGACGTTGACGGCAAGCAGGTCAAAGCGACCTATACTGTATTTGATGCTCATCTCAAAGAAATTTCACTCGTTGAGTTTGGGTCTAACCGCAAGACTGCGATCGAGAAACGATTCTTCACCGAATTGATGGACCCCGATCTTATGTCGGATCCTCACAGATTTATCAAGGAGTTAATGATGACGGACAAAGAATGGATCGAACAATTACGGGATGCCCTCAAAGTCCCGACACTGAAATCGACAGATGAACCCGATGCTGTTGTGAAGGCACTCGAAACCGAGGTAGCGGGGCTTCGCACCACCATTTCAACGCAGAAAGACGAGATTGCCGACCTCACGACAGCGTCTCAGGATGTGGATACGGCGCGTCAACAGTTCGTTACGACGTTGCGGGATGCGCTGGATCTCAAGGATGTGCGCTCGACAGATGACCCCGAGACCGTCTTAGAAAAAGTGACGGGTGAGATCACGGGTCTCCGCAGTCAGGTCGAAACACAAAAAGACGAGATTGCAGACCTGACGGACGCTGCGAAAGACGGCGAAGTGTATCGCGAGGCGCGCGTTGAAGAGGCGATCAAGCAGGGCAACCGGGCATACGGCGACGACTTCGATGAAGAATACCATCGGGAGTATTACGGCGACATGCCGCTGGATAAACTCGAAGCGCATATCGCCCAGAATAAGAAGAAAGGCGATGCGGCGTTACCGGCGGGCAGATCGGCGAGTGATGATCATGAACCGCCCCCAGAGCGGAATAAACGGACCCCGCGTCAACGGAAACGGAGATGGCGGTAGGGAATGGTTATCGGTGCATTCGCTACGCTCACTGTAAACTGAAAGCGAACGTAGTGAGCGAACTGAAAACTGACAACTCATATCGGAGGAATAGGAAAAATGGCTTTGAAAGAACACCCATTTGTGGTAACGACGAGCATCCCGCATGATAAGTCGACCATCACATACGACATAACGAAGAAGAACCGTAGCACGGCAGTCGGTAGAGTCTATCGTATCAACGACGATGGAAAAGCCGAGTTACCCGCGGATGGCGAGGAATTTGACGGCGTGATCATCGCTGTGGACGACACACAGATCACCGCGGCGTATATGTTCGGCGGGCTGCGGGTCCCGCTTGCGAATAATGCGACTGTCAAGCGCGGCGATAAACTGGTGGCTGGGCTTGGACCGAGCACTGCGAAAGGGTATGTGAAAGCCGTGAGTGCCCTGACGGATTTACCTGCGGACACCAATGTAGATGACGTTGCTGCTGGAGAGGTAGACAGTAACGCCAAGAACGCAACTGAGCAGACACATACGCGTACTTATGCGAAGGGTGTCGGCACAACGGTTGCTGATATTGTGGCGGCTTTGAACGGCAAAGGCTCGGTGCTGGAATTTGACACGACGCATGCCCTTATGGCGTTTCCAGGGTAATTAGCGATTAGCGGTTAGCGGTTAGCGATTAGCGGTTAGCGGTTAGCGATTAGCGGTTAGCGGTTAGCAATTAGCGGTTAGCGGTTAGCGGTTAGCGGTTAGCGGTTAGCGATTAGCGGTTAGCGGTTAGCGGTTAGCGGTTAGCGGTTAGCGGTTAGCAAAGAGGGTACTCTCTTCACCGACTGCTGAAAGGAGTTTGTTTAACGACAATCCGTGCTGAAAGCGAACGCAGTGAGAGGGACTGATGGCTATTAAAAAAGGAGAAAAACAAAATGGCTTTAATGACGACACGAGAGGTCGTAGAAAGGTATGGGAATGCCTCGCAGCGTGCCGGGCTTGTCGAGCAAGCGGCGGATGCGGGTATGCCGTTTTCTGCGTATCTCGATTCACAATACGATCCAGAAAAAGACGGTGAGTTGGGTGCCGATGCTGATCGGCGTTCAGGGTTTGAGGTGGTGCTTGATGAGTTAGAAATGACCACGGAATGTAACCCGGCAGCGGGGATCTGGCCGACTCGCACTGAAGACGTGATTGGGGATCCGGGGAAAGAGTTGGCACTCAAAGAGATGTGTCTGAACGCGTATCGGAGTACGGTGTATCGCCCGCAGATCGAAGCGGCGGCACGGAAAGCCGAAAGACGTGCGCGATGGGAACGCGCTGGCACTTTCCAGGATGTGCATGATACGCCGCCAGGCTCAACGCTCACCCCTTACTACGATGCGATGGCACACTGGGACGAAGATGTGGAAGTCGATATTGCGCTTGAGGAATTGACAACGCGCATGGCGGAGACGAGTAAGAAAGACTACCGTGCGACCATCCTTGAGTATGAGGAAGATGCGTTCCGTGAGGAGCAGCGGACCCCTGGGGCCGACCCGCCCATGGCAAACTTCGACACCTCTGAACGCCCGATCCAACCGAAAAAGCGGATGCTGGCGATTCCGTTCACGTATGAGCATCTCCGGGAAGTCGAGTTCATTGACAAAGCGATGGAACACGTTGAGGAGATCGGTGTCCAGCGGATCATGGCGAAGGTTGATGAAGGACTTGAGACGATGTTTCATGGTGCCGGTGGCGACGACCTCGGTGGCACGATCCTTCGGCTTCAGGAATTGGATTCATCGGCGACGGATACCATGACCCCGAAAGCGTGGCTCGCGCTCCAGAAAAAGTTCAAACGCTCTTACCTGCTGACCTCTGCGATCGGGTATGACCCGGATATCACGGATCTCCAGTTGGCAAAAATTTCTGACACAAATGTGATGCTGGTCAACATGAACGAGCGTCCCAACGCCGTCATGAGCGGGTATGGCGGGAGCTTCTCTGTGATGAACCAGTTGGCGCAGGGGATTCGGGTCGGCTGGCACGACTACTGTGAGAACCGGATTCAGGCTGGCAGTGGAGGGAGTGCGACGAAGCACAATGCTTTTGTCGTGTATGACAAGCGGAAAGCCGTCGAGTACGTTTCGCAAATGAACACGGACATCATCGAGACGACGCGGGATATGCTGAAACAGGTCGAATACATCGTCTGCTCCGAGATCTGGGGCTGGATTTCGTATCAGCCGAAGAAAGCGATCTATATCGTCGTGATCGGCGAAACGGGTGCCAAGACACTGAGGGTTTTGGAGTAGGAGGAAGACTGGAAGATTGGAAGGGTGGAAGCCTATTTAGCAGTTAGCAATTAGCGGTCAGCAATTAGAAGAAAGAAGAAGGAAGACAGAAGACAGAAGAAACGTTCTGTTTAGCGGTTAGCGGTTAGCGGTCAGCAATTAGAAGAGAAGATAGAAGAAAAGATCTTCTTCTCTTACCTCTTTGCCAATTGCTAATTGCTAATTGCTAATTGCTAATTGCCAATGGACCAATGGCTAAAGGTTTGACACCCATCGCGGAAAAATCTGCTTCTGCCTTCCATCCCCCCAACCCAACGAGGTGTAAAATGCCGGCAACGATACTCACGCCAACACATTACGATGCCGTTCGTGGATTGATTGCGCCGGATGTCACTGCGGATCATATCTCAGATGCCTATCTATCGCAGCAACCCTTCGCCCCGGAAGCCGAAAGGCACGTGCGAAAACGTCTATCCGCGGCGGGTATTGATGTGGACACGTTGACGGATGGTGCTCGCGAAGACGCGCTTCTCGCGATGATGCACGCCTGTGCGGCTGAGTTGTCGCTAACGGTGCCACAAGTTTTACGGAGCACGCAACTCGAGATCGTGACAGAAGTCCAGGGCATTGACTGGAAAGAGAAGCGGATATTTCATCTCTCGAAAGTTGAAGAGAAGGTCGCGGATGTCGTGGAGAGTGCTGCCACGGCGGACGGTGCATCCAGCAAAGGCGCGCGCAGGCTCCCGTTTGGTGCTGTTGGGGCGGAGCGTCGGGAGGCTGGGGAACCGAGGTATCCATATCGGCGCGTGATTACCTATACTGATTAGATACGGGCGAGGGGACCTCGCCCCTACGGGGTGTACTGATGCGTTTTCGGATTCCGCCGGAAAGCAAGGAAGAGGTGACAGTGATCCGTCGGTCGGCGTTCGAGCGTGATGGCGAGGAGACGATCGCTGAAGATATTATCTGTCTCCTGGCCCCCGAAACGGATGGTCGGGCTCGGCAAGATGCAGTCCAACTCGCTTCAGGCGTTCCGGTCGGGCAATCCAACTGGACGGCACTGCTTGAGAAGCCGAACCCCGATATTGCCAAAGGCGATTTTCTGATGCGTGCAGATGGAACGGAATTCCGGGTGGAGTATGTTCTTTGGATGCAAGGGAGCCCGGTCATGAAACTCCAGTTGAAAGCACAAGGGGTTTTATAGCGATGGTAGACATCAATTTTGACACGCTTTTACGAGCAGAGGCATTGGTTGAGAGGATCGGTGAGAGTCTACAGAATTACACGCGATTCTGGATGGATTTCGTGACACCGTTCACTCTCGGTGAAATCGACGATATTTTTCAAACCGGGGGTCGCGGTGCGTGGAAAGATTTGGATCCGTTATATGCGGCACGAAAAACGGTATCGCATCCGGGGAAAGGTATCCTTCGCCGCGGTGACGTGTACTTTGAGGCGGCAACGTCCTTGGACCATCCGGGCAACCTCGCTGAGTTTGGACCGACGGAGATGGTATTGGGTATCGATGGCGCGTATTTCGAGTCGAAGTTTGGCGCGAATTACCCAGCGATCCATGAATCGGGGCATGAGGAAGGGAATCTATCGTCTCGCTCGGTGTATGCGTTGATAGTAGCGGGCGAACGGTTTGAGGAACGGATGGCGCAGTTGGGTGAGAAATGGCAGAGCGAAGAAATCGCGGCCGCAGAAAGGTTTTAATTATGGATGCACTGCATGAACTGACCCGTGCTTTTCACGAAGATGAGCGGTTCGCTTATAGCCGTTAGCGGTTAGCGGTTAGCGGTTAGCGGTCAGCGGTCAGCAATTAGAAGAAGGAAGACAGAAGACAGAAGAAACGTTCTGTTTAGCGGTTAGCGGTTAGCGGTCAGCAATTAGAAGAGAAGATAGAAGAAAAGAAGTATCTTTGCTAATTGCTAATGGACCCATGGACCCATGGACCCATGGCTAATTACTAATTGCCAATCGCTATTTGCTATTCGCTAATTGCCAATCGCTATTTGCTATTTGCTATTCGCTATTTGCTATTTGCCAATTGCCAATTGCTATTTGCCAATTGCCAATTGCTAAAGGAAAAAATTATGAAACCGTTACTTTACAGTATCCTCTGGGGGATTGTATTTCTGCTGATGGCTTTCACGTTGATGTTGGGCTATCAGTGTGTCTTTGGTGATTTTGAAATCTATAACTGTACCCTCACAGATCCCGAGAAGCAGGTTTACGACGGCGATACACTCAAGGATGTCCGAGTCTTGATTCACGGATACGATTTTATCCCTGAAGACTATGGCAATCCGTGGCCGGGGGTTTACATCACCGAGCGCGGCATAGAGATCGAGACGGACATCCGTATCGCGGGTATTGACCCCCCCGAGAAAAGAACATCCACGCAGCGTCCTGACGGTTCTCTCCGATCGGAAGCAAGTCGCGAGCGAGAGAAAGCGGCAGCAGCTGCGAGTCGTCAGGCGCTCATCGACCTCTTGAAGGTTCATGAGAACCGTTTTTCTATTTCGGATCCGATCTTGGGCAAATATGCGGGTCGCACCGTCGCCGATGTTGCCGTCAATGAGATGGATATTGCGACGTACCTCATTCAAAAAGGGCACGCCAAAGCCTACGATGGCGGCACAAAACCCGATTGGGATTGGGGGGACTAATGGAAACGATGTGGAGTTGGGTGCCGGTGATCATCTTGATTTTTGAAGTTGCGCTTGTGCCTTTCGCTTGGAAGATTCTTGAGGCGTTGACAGCGATCTCGAACACCTCTAAAGACTTCGCGAAGAATCTGGGTGAATTGGGCAAGGCAATGACGAAGATCAGCGAAGAGCTTGTAGAGGCACGTTTACGCGATAAAGACATCCAATCGGATTTAGATAAAATCAAGCATGAGTTGCGTTTGCACGTAGATGAAGAGCGGAGGCGTTAAATGAAAAAAGAGACGTGGGACGAAATCCAGCAAACGATCCTTCTCTGTTTTGCGTTTGGGATGTGGTTTATTTTTGAGTATTGGTGCTATAAAAACGCAGCCTTCGCGGCGCTCTCCCATACGCCAGCGGTGCGATTGGTTCTAACAAATATCGTAACTGGACTTTTCGCGTATATCTATACCAAAAGTCAACTTGGAGGAGATAAACCCAATGGATAATACTTTACTGCGGCGGCTCTTGATTGACGAGGAAGGGTATAACCTTAGGGCGCATCGTGTGAAGGGGGTATGGCATATTGGTATCGGTCATAACCTCGAAATCGAACAGACGGAAGAAGAACTCGCGATCCTTGGTGCGTATACGCTTGAGACGGTTCACGAGTTGGAGCTGACGGAGCAGCAATGCTATGCCCTCTTTGATCTCGATGTCGCGGATGCCTTGGAGGATGTACAACCGACGTTCATGCCCGATGGACTTGAGGCGTTAGGCGAGACGCGGCGTGCTATTCTTCTGTCGATGGTTTTTCAGTGTGGGGGTCGTGGATTCCGCGCTTTCAAGAAGTTTATCGCTGCTGTGAAGGCAGGTGATTTTACGACAGCTGCAGATGAGATGCTGGACTCGAAAGCCGCGAGGGAAGACTCGCCTGCCCGCTGGGAACGTGCATCGTTTGCCATGAGACACGGTTATTTCAAGGAATATGCTGACGAACACCCGCGTCGAGATGCATCTACAACGGTATCTTCTGCATTGGCGAATGTGTCAGACGACGCGCTCGTCGCAGAGCTCACACGGAGGATAAAAAAAAAGTGAAAGTCAACGAGATCGAACCGAGATTTGAGGCAATAGAGACTCGGCTCATCGCGATCGAATCGGAAGTTGGAGAGGTTCGTTGTGCGACGGACAACGAACCCATTGGGCGGGCGAGCCGCAAGCCTCGCCACGCCTCTCCAACTTCCGCAAACGAACAGAACCCTCGCCCGTCCGCAGGGGAGGCATCCGAAGATGCCACGTTTCCGACAGCGCAAAAAGCGGACATTCCTACAGGTCTTAAGGCAGATATTCAGGCGGACCTGAAGGTTTACGATGCGAACACGGTCGGACAGGCGCTACTACACAAGGTCTGTATCCGTAATGGCAATCGGAACTTTTGTCGCAGCGAAGAAATGGAGATTGAGACTGGAGACATCAAGCGCGTCCAGCCGTTCAAGTTGACGGACGCGAAATTCAATGTGTTAACCCGCGAAATGCTTGACCGGGTATTAGCGGAAACGGAAGTCGACAAAATCGAATGGCGCGCCGAAGAGATGGACTGCGAGAAGATCGCACGGAAGTTCTGTTCGGTTTTCACGGATTTAGGCATCGATTCGGTGGGTCGTGTGTTGGCTGCCTCAGGTGAACATGCGTTTGTGATCGCGCTCGTTCAAGACGGTGCATCTGTAGATGTTGTGTTCATTGAGCCGCAGACAGATGCGTATATTGAGC